CGGATGATGCCCATCTCTTCTGGGTTGATCACCTCGGCATAGATCTCTTGGCGGCCGATCGTCGTGCCCTCATAGCGCAGGATCTGATCGCGGAAAGTCGGGGCGAGGTTGGCGAGGTTGGCGTATGTTGTCGCCCGCGTGACAACAGTATCTTTGCCCTCTCGGGCCAGCAAATTTCGAATGATCTGATTCGGTTTCGGGGTTGTCGTGGCGATAATTCTAGGGCGAGACCCGAGGCGCATGCCGAACATCAGCAGGTCGAAAGCCTCATCAGCGTATTGCCATGCAGCCAGCTCATCGAGCCAGCCCCCATGGAACTGAGGCCCACGGAAGCGTTCTGGCTTCTCGGCCGTGATGCCTTTTATTATCGACCCGTTCCTTAATTTAATCTCGACGTCAGACCTGTTGAATACCTCGACCAGCTCTCTCGGGATCGAGTTGATCAGCCCGCTCTCGCCCTCAAAGCAGACGCCGAGCAGATCGCCGTATGTTGGCGCCGAGACTAGCCAGCGCGTGCCAGGCTGCAAGACAGCCCAACTACCGAGCACCTCAGCGGCCGTGCGGGTCTTGCCTGCACCACGACCTGCCAGCAGCAGCCAGATCGTCCAGTCTCCGGCTGGCGGGATCTGGTGTTCTAGACGCTTATTGCTCCAGTCGTGCTGCCAGTTGACGATTGCTCTCTCATGCGGCGGCAGGCGCCCGTACAGCGAGACCAGATCATCCACTCTTCGCCCCCAGCTTCGCCAAGATCTGCAGCAGTGCTTCGCTGGGTGCTGACGACAGCTCAACCTTGGCATCCAGATCAACACCAACACGATCGCCCCACTTTTTCGGGCTGACCTTTCCGGCGTACCACTGACGAGCATTCATCCTATTGCGTGCACGCGCCGGATCAGGATCTGTGTCTGCGATTGTGATCACTTCAGCAGCGAATTTCTCTTGTTGTCGCTCTCTCGCATACGAATAGGCCTCGCTAAATTCTTTATATTTATTTAGCCATCGATGCACCGTAGCCTCGTGTGGAGCCCAATCTTCGTTGCAAATCAGGTAGATAGGCTTACCAGCAGCAAGCTCTTCACAGATCCTGTTGGTAAGATCAAATGTGTAATCTGTGGGTCTCCCCACCTTATTCTTTGGCTTGTCTTCTTCCGCAGTCTTCATGTCCCAGACCTCGACGTTTAAAAAAAACCTGACTGCCCGCCATCAGGATGGGGGGACGACAACGAGCAGCCAGGCGCCCGCGGCTTTCGGGCGCAGTGAAAATAGCACCTTACAAAAAAAAACACAAAATTTGCATTTTTCTGCATTTTCCTTGTTGACATGTGAAATGGTTTCGCGTAGAAATAGTTTCATCAACAACGGAGCAAGCAAATGAAACTAACCACTAACTATATCCGCCGTATCGCCAACCGTGACAAGCGCATTGATGATGTAGAGATCTGCCCCGAGCATCAAGTTACAGTTTGGCTCGATCCTGAATGGACATGGTGCGCCAATGACGGGAACATCACCTGCATAACTTATAACGTAGAAGGCTCTGACGATTGCTATCGCGATACAGTCGAAACTTTCTTAGATGATGTGAAGATGATCGAAAAAGCAATTTAACTTTGGGGGCTTCGGCCCCCACCCCACCTCAAGGAGCAAGCACATGACAGACATCAACACCCTCGCAGACCGTTACGCAGACCTCAAGGCAGAGCTGGAGGGCGTCCAGCGCCTTCTTGACGAGTGCAAGGCCCAGATCAAGGCGACAGGCCGTGAAGAGATCATCGGCGCCCGCTCGATCGTCACCCTGGGCTTGTCAGAGCGCACAACGATCGACCAGAAGCTGGTCAAGGAGATTTTGACCACCGAGCAGCTCGCGGCATGCTCAAAGACCTCACTGATCGAGACAGTGCGCGTGAAGGCAATCAAACACCCTCAGACGGTTGTCTGAGGGGAAATACCCCCACCTATTTCCACCAACATACAGGAGCAAATCATGGCCAAGATGAAATACAAAGAAGGCAATATTGGGTTCGACAAATGGAACCTTGAAGAATACGGCAAGACTTTCAAAATGCTTGAAAAACTTAAAAAAAGTTTCTTCAAAGAAGCATGCGCTGAGATTGATCTAAATGACGCTTGGATCACATTTTCACAAGACGCATCAACTCTGATCGTGCATCTGCCGCTTGGTCATTATCTTATTGAAGATGATTTGATTTTCCACATCAAACTCGACCAAATGATAGATGACTTCTACGCGATGGATGATGAGGAAGGCCCAAATAAATCAGTTCTTTCTACAAAATTGAGAGAACTGGCAGACAAGCTTGACAGTTTCGAAGATTAACAACAACCCAAGGAGCAAAATCATGGTTAAGGCAAAGCTAAACAGCATCGTCTGCATTCAGACAACCCACTCCTTCACCGAGGTTAATAGTTTAAGAACAAAGATCTACAAGACCTTTGTGCTGGCTAAAGCTGTCAAGGTCAATCGCAAGGGTCTTGTTGTCGAATATCAAACGCAGAACGACAGCACACCGCTCAAGGTCAATGGCAAGAACCAGATCGTGATGGTGATTTGCGATTCAGACAGACAGGCAGCAGCTAAGGATTTGTTTCTAAATTCAAAAAACACAATCTTCAAGAATGGCGATGCAGCCCGTCAGGCTATCCTCGACCACATGCAGATGACCGCTTGACACAGGAAATAGTTTCCTGTAATGATGTTTTTGTTAGAGCAAATCAAGGAGCAAACCAATGATCGCATACTTCTTCAAAACCCGCACTGGCTGCCAACTTGTTATCTGCGAGCGCCCCTGCAATGGCGCAGAGTTTCAGGCTGGCCAGCGTGTTGTTATTGCAAACAAGAAGGCAGCCAAAGCTTACTGCAAGGCAAACGGCATCACACCCCATAATTTTTGGTGATCAATGGGGGGAAATATCCCCCTCTATTTCCACCCAACCCAAGGAGCAAATCATGGCACATGAAATCACATACGAATTCGAAGAGATCGAAGTTGAAAAAGATGGCGTGACTTATGTCTGCTATGGCGTCTGCAATGTTGAATACGAAATTGTTTCTGAATTTCATTTATTCGATGGCAAAAGATTAGATTGGCCGGAAATTCAGGACTACAACAGGTTCAAAATCCGCATCTGCGATGTTGATGGAAGAGATCTTGAGTATCTCGACTGCGACAGTGATCACCCATACGCCAAACTTGTCATCGCCCAATTTGACGAAGACTTCATCGTTGAACTTTGCACCAAAGATCATGAGGGTTAAACCATGAAAGAGATTGTAATCATTACAATAAAAGACGTCTCGGGCCTGTACATCGAGACAGCCTTCCAGAGCCTTCAAGAGGCCGCCGAGTTCTCCCAGCACGAAGAGCGGCACGGCAGAAAGGTTATCAGCCGAGCACGCATACTGGCTTTTGAGACATCAGCACAGGCGATTGAGGAGGCAGCAAAATGGCGCAAGTGATCGAGGTTTACAGTGAGGCCGAGCAACTGCTCGGTTGGGTGAGTCAATCAATCATGTCGGGATCTTGGCGAGCGCTAAGTTTAGACGGCTGGGTAATGTACTGCACGAGTCAAGCTGCAGCAGAAACAGCCCTGAAAGAGGGGCAGAGGGTATGACCCACGAAGAGCTGAACGAGATCCTCACCCGTCTTGAGCTTCGACACACAGACTTGGCCCTGCTCGCAAAGGTGACGCCCAGATCTGTACACAACTGGACGTCAGGCAAATGGCCAGTGCCAAGGCCGATCGCCATTCTTCTCAGGGCGATCGACAATGGCTTCATAACTGAAGCTTGGCTGGTGAAACAGATCAAAAAAAGTTGATTTTTTTGAGTAAATATAATAAATTAAGTTGTGGTCTTGAACCACATTAGTAGTAGCAGAAGCAGGAGTTTAAATATGGAAAAATTTACTATTAAGCATGTGGATGAAGCCAACTTAGTTGAAAGTTTCTACGGCGCAACAGAAGTCGTGTTTTTCAGAGGATTCAAAAAATTTGAATGCCAATTAAATTATTGGCCGGAAGGCGAAAGGGAAGCCCGTTCTATCAATGACGGCACAGCTTACGTCATGAATCAGAACGGGAAAACGATTTCTATATATCGTTTTTTTGAACCAGCAAAAGAACCTTGATACTCCCTAAAACGGCACCTCGTCGAGCGGTAAAGTCGTGTCGGCAATCCCGTCTAAGGGGTTGCCGATTTTTCTGCGCACGGCTTCGACCGTTGCACCTGGGAACTCATACTTAGCTTTAACGAGGCTAGGGAAGCCGTGGATGAGCCTTGCGATCTCCCCTAGGGTATACACCTGCACACCCCTACCAAGCCTATCCACGGCCTCCGCAGCCTCATCGTCGCGTACTATAACAGCCACACTCCCGTCAGGCAGATCAACCTCCCAAACTTTCGGGTCCAAAGGCGCCGCACCTGCCTCCTCTGCCAGCGCACCCAGCTTGCGCCAAGCGGCGCACATCTTGCGCGAT